AATCGTAACAGCGTAATGTGTTTAGAATGTGGTTGCAATCAAGTGGAAAGTACACATGGTCTAAAGACAATTAGAGATTATGCTAATGTCGCAATGCCATCAAATGTATCTACCGCACAAATAGTTGAACCAACAGAAACACCTTAATTAACTAGAAATAGTGGTGCGTCACATAGCGGGCGCACCACTATTTTTTTAAGGAGAGGCAATGGCAAGATATGTGGCACCTGATAAGGGTGTAAAAGAAACAGTTATTGGCAACAAAACTTATCGCCCCGACAAAGGCGGAATCTATAATGTTGAAAGTGCGGGCCATGCTCGCGCCATGAAAGCAGAAGGTTATTTTGAAGCATCATTAAATCCTTATTCTCATGGTGACCGCAAAAGAGGATTTAGTTGCGTACAATGTGGTTTTGAGGGCTGGTTTAGGAAATGCGGTAGGTGTGGTTGTGAGGATCAATCTCCTGCAAGAGATGGGGAATAAATGGCAACGGGCGTAACCGCTTTAACAGGATTTTTTGAGAATCCTTATTTAACTATTGCCGAATATAAGAACGCCCCTACCTCTATTGATTTTGACAATCTTGTTGTAGGCGGAAACGCGCAAGCGCAAGACGCAGAACTAGGCCGCGTAATTTTACGCGCTACTTCCTATTTAAATGAGTATTTAAACCAAGATTTAACCGCACAAAGTATTACCGAAACACAGAGAGTTAGATTCAATAATCAAGGTTATATTTCACTACACCCAAATCACAACCCAATAATTTCTTTAAGTAATTTTCAATACGGATCTACGCCTAATAATCTAACTACTTTAACTGATCCATCAACATGTTGGTTTGAAAATCAACAAGTAATTATTCCTGTTTCAGATAGCCAACTAACTTATTCAAGCCAGGGGCCTTTAAGTTTTGGTGGGGTAGGAGCGCGAACACCTGTATTTGTAAAATATACTTATGTTGCAGGGTATGTAAATACAACAATAGTTACCGCAACAGCCACACAAACAACTTTAACTGTAACTAGCGGTGCTGGATTTATAGCAGGTGAATCTTATCGGATCTATGACGGAGCAAGCAGTGAAACAATTACAGTTGCAAGCACATATACATTTGGTTCAACAACTATTCCTTTAACCTCAGCGCTGGCTTTCACACACGCTGCTGGTGTTGCCATAGGTAATATGCCTAGCGCTATTAAACAAGCCACCATTCTTGCTACAACGGCCTTTATTAAGGCAAGAGGTGATAACTCTTTAACTATGGCAGTAACAACCTCTGCATCAGGGAACATCAGTGGCGCTCAACGATTTGGCTCAGATTTAGCGCTGGCCTTAGATATGGTTTCTCTATACAGAAGGATTAGGTAATGGCAGGCCGCACTGGTGTCAGATCTACGCTCAATACATTTTTAACAACACCACCAATTGCAACTTTAAATCAAGTTTTTAAATCTTTTCCTAAACGCATTAACTATCAGGTAGGTTCAACAGCAGGGCAACTTTCAAGAGCGGCTGCCGTAATTTATATTGCATCAGAGAATGAAACCCGTCTTGCAATAGGTGGGGCTACATCTGGTTGGAAGCGTGTTGATTACACCATAATTCTTCAGGTTTACCAACATTCCCTGCAACGAAATTCTGAAGATGCAATGACTGATTTTGATACCCTTATAGACAATATTAAAACAAGGCTTAGATCAGATCATAGATTTGGCGATACAACTGGAACTTTAGTTTGGCAAGGAGCGGAGCCTCGCATAACTACCCGTTATGGAGAACCTTCCACCAGTAATGAAGGCGCTACGGAAACCTTCGCTGAGATAGAATTTGATGCAACAGAAATGATTCAAGCATAAGGAGCATGATGAGATATACATATAATGGATCAGATGAACGCGTGTTTCCTACGCTTGGAATCACGGTAAAAAAAGGTGATGTGTTTGACGCACCAGAAGGTTTTTCTCACCCTGATTGTTCTTCAGGTGAAGCAAAATCATTTACTAAAACAAGTACAACTACAACCCCGTCTGCCGCGTCAGACAAGACACTAGGAGAGTGAAGTAATGTCAGTACAACAATCCGTACGAAGTTACCTCGGTATTGCTAAAGAAGCAACTAAAGGTACAGCAGTAGCACCAACAGATTATATTCCTGTTGCTAAAGACAGTATGAAACCAGCAGATATTATTGATCCGCTCTATGACACTGGCTTGCGTGGCTCAAATGTAGTTAATTACAACTACATTCCAGGCCGCACACGCTCAACATTTGATTTTGGTGGAGCCGTATTTGCCGACACAGTTGGCTATGGACTTGCTGGAATTATGGGTTCAGTAGCAACAACAGGTGCAAGCGCACCATTTACACACACTATTTCATTAAAGAATAGTGCAGTTGCAGCAGCAGATGACCAACCAATTTCTTATACGCTGACTGATTTTTATGCAGCAGCAGTACGCGCTTACCCTGGTTGCCAGTTTTCTGATTTTTCATTAAAATTTAATGCAGATGGAATGTTGGAATACGAAACCAAAACAACTGGTTTCTTATCAGCATCAGCCGCAACACCAACACCAACATTTTCAACAATCCTTCCAACACCAGTTTGGCAAGGCACTGTTTCAATCGGTGGATCACCAGTTTCAACAGCAATGACAGGTAACATTGATTTGACTAGAAATGTCACACCTGTTTATGGCATTGCGCAAACTCAAAATCCATTCCAAGTATTTCTTGGACCATTAGAAACAAGCGGTAAATTCACTTTTATTATGGAAGATAACACCGAATTAACCCGCTACTTAACTAATACTCAACCTGCGATTGTTCTTAACTGGGCTTACGGCACAGGAGCAGCAGCAGTACAGATCCAAGCAACAATTACAAAGGGTGCTTACACAGCCGCAGTAATTGAGCGCGGAGATGATTTTGTAAAGGTTACATGTGATATTAATGCACAAGGTAATACTACTGACGCTGGTTCAACTGGCGGATTTAGTAATATTAAGTGGGTACTTCAGAACGCTAAGGCCTCTGGTACATACGCTTAATTAGTTCCAGAACAGATGGGTCAGTAATTGCGAACGCCTTCCCGCGATTCTGCCCATCTGTTCCTTTTAGGTTATGATGTATGGAAGGTAACTAATTAGGAGGCATGTATGTCAAAGAAAATAACACTACCATCAGGCGCAACCGTAACTTTAAAAGATGCAACTTTACTGCGCGTAAAAGATCGCAAGCGTGTTTTAAAAAGCGCTGATGCTGAAGGCGGAGATCTATCTAAAGCCCTTGCATTAGGTGATGCTTTAATTGCAATGCTTGTAGAAGAATGGTCTTTTGAAATGCTAATTCCAGCATTAAAATTAGAAAACATTGATGAATTAGAAATGAAAGATTACGATTTTTTAGTTGAGCAAACTAAAGATGCTCAACAATATTTGTTCCCAGCATTATCAGAAACAGAAAAAAGTGATTCAGACCCAAAAGTCCTTACCGAAAACTCCAAAGGCTAAAATGGCTTTTGGAAGGAGGAAGGCGGCATGAAGAATTTGATTACCCTGACCAACAGTGGTACTACTTTCAAATGGCTGACCGATTTGGCTGGACACCAGAACAGGTAGATAATTTGCCAGTAGAAACAGCAGATTGGTTAATAGCCATTGCTACAACTGTTGAAAGCGTGAAGGCTGACAGGATCAAGGATTTATGAATGGTGGAGCAATTGTTATCACTAATCTTGATGATGTCTTGCGGGCTATTGGCAATGTGGGATCTGATGTTGAACAAGGTGCAAAAATTGGTATTGGTAGGGCAGGTTTAGCAGTTGAAAGACAGGCTAAATTAAATGCTAATACTGGTACACATAAAAAAGGAGAGCCGCGTTCTGGTGGTCCTGGCCCAAATGTTGTTACGGGCAATTTAAGAAGATCTATAAACACAGCAGTGCGCTATGGGTTTGGTACCTACATAGCAATTGTTGGCGCATCAATGGAGTATGCAAGGGCAGTAGAAAAAGGAAGTCCGCGTTGGAAATCTGGCGTAAAATATCCTTACTTAGAACCAGCCGCTTTAAGTTTGATCCGCTCTGGACAAATTCAAAGAATTTTTGTTGGCTCAATTAAAGAAAAAATGAGGGGTTAAAATGGCTGATGTAATCCCACCAATTTTAATAAAACTTTCTGCTGATGTAAATGATCTAAAAGCAGGATTAACCCAGGCACAAAATAGCCT